TGTTTATATACACTCTTGATATAGTGTTAGTTCACGCCATTTGCCTTGAATTACCTTCTGAAACCGGCCCTAATTCAATTATGGTTGGTGGATGTAGTTTTACAACGAAATTACTTTATCGTTCACTACACTAACTCTTACAAACCTGTCGCTCGATCTATAAGCCAACCAGGGTACTGTTATATGTGCAAATTCATGCACCAGCCCGAGTATTGGATCCGATAGATCTCACTAAAGTTTGCGTACTATTGAGGGTTACATCCTTGTGGACACCTCAACTAATACCTATATCTCATATATACAATAAACAACGACACACCCCGCTTTCCAAAGCAGGCCCATCACATAAGGTGATGAGGACGATTGTTAGGGAAGCACATCGCTCTAAAGTTGAACATCAATCATGGTACTAAGCTGTACCAGGACTGTAGAATTCGATATCATATGTTAACATAATATAACCAACCACGCCCAGATATTGCACCCCGAGGGGGTCAAATAACGGTGGAATATAAATCTTTAATGCACCTTGAAACTTTTGTGGGTTATCTACACCTGTGAAGGTGGTATCCTTACAAAAGTACTTACCATATGTTGAGAGTGATCCTAACAACTCAGTGTCAAGTTGACTGTAGACGGGCCCCATTGCGGCAGCCCGACAAGCCATCACGTCACCTAAAGTTGTAGGAGGATTATCATCAACATCGTAGTCAACCCCGATCGCCAAAGCACCCGAAAAGGTGTAAGGTACTGCAGGGATGAAAGTAAATCGTGCATAATGAAATTTATAGTGGTCATAGGTTACCGCCATGTTCTTTAATCTTATACAATATAACGGAGAAATGTTCTCTTTATACTGGACGGGAGTCAAACCCCCACCATTTAAAGCGGCACCGAAGTCATATAACTCGGAACCCGTTATTCTTGCTCCACCCGGTGTTGATCCCGTTTTGAGTACAAAAGACTCATTAGGAATCATCGTGTGGACGTTTATTGCTCGATTAAGACGAACTGGATTTGAAACCTGTTTCGCTATGTTCTTACTATTATTGTTTGTATTTTGTTTTCTCTTTGTTTGTTGGCCAGATTTGATCTGGGTGACTGTAGCCTTCGCACCACTTTTGTTATTTCTTTTAATTAATTATACTGTACTGAGAGCTAATTAGGCTCCCAGCAAGACAAGTTTAACGACATTTAGGTCGGATTAATTAAAACAAAAGCTGTGTGGAAAGACATCGATAATACATCAAAATACATGATAGAATTCTATTGTTCATTCAATTATAAATTAGAAACTTCGGTCAACGACTACCTGATAAAGCGCTTCATCCATTTTTACATGGAAGTTACTTTTCAACCTAAAAGGGAAAAGTTTATCAGGGTCGTACTTCTCTCCGATCTTCGTGAAGAATTTCGTACTCGTATCCTGAGAATAACTACTATTTGTACTTATAATAGTTCTTTTCTCGAAGGGTACGTGGAATTCCTCCAGAGGTCCATATCCGATCAGAAGTTTCTTTTTATTTAATGTTTCTTTAATTGCTATACTGTTACTTACACTATCACTCTTGAAACCTACGACTGTAAAGTCAAGGGTTCTCTTTATCAATTTTGCCAAGCAAGCCTGAAAGCGAGTTATACGATTTTCAATTCCCTCGAAGTATGGGAATCCTAGACCACCCACTACTCGTGGGAGGAAAAGGTTGTATCGACCTCTATGGGTCACTCGTAACAAATCGTCTTTGTTTCTAACTAAGAATTTAGCGTGAGCTAATTTCTTATTAGATGCACCGCCAACACTCCTGGTGTAGGCATCACAAAGATCGATCGCCTTGTCTCGGACCTCACCCCTGGAGCTTCCTAATTTAGAAGTTCCGGACAGGAGTCCAAAATTGCAAAAGTCTACCTTATTAAATCTGTTATCGATAAATTGATAACAGGTAGAGTTGATAGTTAAGACCTTTTCGTGTATATAGTTCTTACCAATACTAAGTTCGAATCCAATAGACTTCACTCTTTTCTTCCAGAATTCATAATGTTCTGGATTAGTTCTAAAAAGAATGTCGTCACCATTGATTAAACAGGGAAGTTCCCGAATAGGGATCTCAAAACCTAAGTAATCTTCGAGACTTAATTTGTAAGCTATCAGGTTATTCGTACAGAGAAATGGGAAACTCAAAGGAGAACCCATCAACTGACCAGATAATTGTTCGAAAGACTCCACTCCAATCGAATCGGGGTAGTGTATTTCATGCTCAAACAGAGTGTTCTTTAAGGCCTGGATTAGTCCAGGGTGTAAGTCGTCATCCATATTGGAGAGACTTGAGAAGAGACCGAGTTTGGTGAACTTTATCTTTAAGTTATCTGTAGCTGCTGAATAATCACCGCTAACGAAATGTGAAAAGGTCATACCCTTAGTTTTCAAGTATCTTTCTCTCTCAATCATCCTATAGAGGTGGTCCTCCCTGAGGGGGTCACCAATTAATTCAAATTGAGGGAAAGTTCTTAAATACTTAAATAAAGCTTTCTGATAGGGTTTAGATAGGAAATAATCCACAGCTGGTCCTTTAGTGATCAAACGAACTTTTAAGGGTTCTAAGATCGCAGCGACCATAGCCTTTGGCTTCTCAGCCAAATGTCCAATTAATTCTTGCCAAAGTGGTGTTCTGACCCCTCGGAGTTCTTCAACTCTTCCGGGACTAACTTCCACCATAGCATGGAGAATACTGGAGATAGGATTACCTATAACTACTCTATATATATCACTATAGACATCATTAGTGATGTCAAGCACTTCAGATCGTGCACCACCTTCGGAACGTTTACGTTCCCAACAAGCGGAATTACTGAGTTCATACTCCTTCTTCAATTTTGGATCAAAATCCTTGAAGAGGCGTAAATTGTTTTTGATATAACTATCAGTCTCTGGACCATTTATCGTGGTATCAGCAGTGGAAAGCACCTCGCGGTGTTTCTCACATGATTGTGTAACAAAAGCAATGTCAGCAAATTCGCAGGCTCTCTTAACTCCTTGGAGAAGAGACCAAAATAGGTGCAAATTATTAGTATAGTGATAGACAGAAAACATTCTTGATTTCCACCAAGTTCGAACCTTGTTGTTACCAGGGAAGGGATATTTAGTTCCTTCACTGAGGTAATCAGGTTTCGGTGGTAAGTCATTTTTTAGAAAGAATGCTAAGGGATAAGCAGTATAATATTTCAAAACCTTGATAAAATCTTGGTATGGAATATTAATTAAAGAAACAAACATTGATAAAAGACTTTCAACACTAAATCTAAGATACAACTTCACGTCATTATCAGACATACAGTCAATGATAGCACGAGTAGCCTTTAAGGCACTCTTGACATGAATAGGTTTAGCATTAGAGAAGGAAAGTCTTGTTCCTTTAGAGCAACGCGGCACATCACATTGTAAGGCAGTCATTATTGAGGTTCTTGTAACCTCGCCTAATGACTCCTTAATATCAAGGTGTGTACCAAGATTACCAGCGCTGGTAAACTTGCCGTGTAACAAACAATCGAGGATTTTTATGTTCAAGTTCTTTGACA